AGGTGTCTTTCTTTTCATAGCCCTTCTGTTGCCACTTGGGAATACCTGCGCCAGTCTTGCCTGCTCTCTCACATGTTCCGCAGCGACGCCTGTAAAAGGTCCTGCCATTCTTTTTATAATTGATTGCAGCGGGTCTAAAACCGCATTCGCATAGTGGTCTCATACAGTATTTAAATCATCTTTGACCTTTTCGGTGCCTTTTTTTCGGTGTAAAACCGGTAAATTTTTGTACAGCCTGCTAAATACTGTCAACAGAGCTCTATGAGGAGAAAACAATGGCACTAGTATCACCAGGCGTAGAAGTTAACGTAATCGACGAAAGCTTCTATGTTCCAGCAGCAGCAGGCACAACACCTATGATTTTTGTTGCTTCTGCTGAAAACAAACAGAATTCATCCGGTACAGGAATAGCACGAGGCACGCTGCAGCAGAATGCAGGAGTTCCTTTCTTAATGACTTCGCAGAGAGATCTTGCAGAAACATTCGGAGATCCTGTATTCCAAACAGACAACAACAACAATCCCATTAACGGCGGCGAACTAAACGAATACGGCCTACAAGCTGCTTACTCAGTATTAGGTGTAACCAACAGAGCCTGGGTTGTTAGAGCAGACATCGACCTAGGTGCTCTTTCACCAACTCCAGTTGAACCAGCAGCAGAACCTGCAAACGGCACATTTTGGCTTGATGTAGATGCTTCTGCGTACGGTGTATTTGAGTGGAACGGTGCAAGTGCGCAAGACGGCGGCCAGACTTTTACTGCTCGCACTCCTATTGTAATTACAAATTCCAGCCAGTACACCAGTGGTACACTAGCAACAAATGGCACAAACGGTTTAATTCCTAGAGGCTCTGTAGGCACAGTAGGAGATTATGCTATTGTATTTGCTACTACTACAATTAGACTGTTTTACAAAAACCAAGAAGGCGTATGGGTACTCGTAGGCAGCAATGCCTGGGTAAACAGTTGGGCTACTGTGAGAGGTACAGAATCCAATCCTGACTTTACAGGCGGAACATTTGAACTAAACGGCACAAGTATTGCAGTTGGGTCCGGAGACACAATTGCAGATGTTCGTGATACAATTAACGGCTTTGGAATTCAGGGTGTAACGGCAGCAGTCGAACAATCAAGACTGGTTCTATACAGTGACGGTACAAGTTCGGGTGCAGACGAATCTACTCAGAGCGGCGAAATTGTGTTAGCAAATTTCACAAACAGTCTCGACACCGAACTAGGCATTACAGCAGGAACTTACTATCCTCCTCTGCTTCAAATAAGCAAACACACACAGGTTCCTGAATTTAAGACTTCGGATAACTTTTCTCGTCCAAGTGGTGCCGTCTGGATTAAAACCACAGAACCAGGCGGTGGCGCTCGTTGGAGAATGAAAGTATACAACGAAAGCACAGACATTTGGAACGACGTAGATGCTCCGCTGTTTGATTCAAACGCAGAAGCTCTGTTTGAACTAGACAGAACAAGAGGTGGCGAGAATCTACCAGTTGGCGCAACCTATGTAAACTATAATGTAGCAGATGATACAAATCCTCTAGCAACATTTAAGGTTTATAGAAGAGTAGGTGTTGCACCCACCACAGTTCGAGGCTCAGCAGTAACAATTAAAGATGAAGAAGCCTATACTGTAAATATACAAGCAACACAGCCTGCACAAGGAGCATTCACACAATCTGTACCTGTCAACTTTACAGCAGGTGCAGAAGCAAGCGATACTGCAGAAAACTTTGCAACAGCAGTTAATGCGCTTGGTATTACAGGTCTAAGTGCTTCAGTAGATTCAAATGACAGAATTACTCTTGAACATGCTACGGGCGGGGACATTAGACTGGTAGCAATGCCGATGCTATTAAATGGTCTAGGATTTAGTGCCTACGAAGATGCTAACTCGGGCACAGTGAATCTGTACAATACAGCAGGTATTACAGACGGAAGTTCTTTGCAGGCCAGTCTATGGAAGGCAACAGAATATGATGCACAAGCACAAGAAGAAGTTGCGTTTTATACACCGTCCGGAGACGAGGTAACATCACTCACAAGAAATGACACTCTTTGGTACAATTCTATTGTAGATGAAGTTGATATTATGATTCACAATGGTGCTACTTGGGTTGGTTATAAAAACTTTAGTACAGAATATCTAGAAACAGATCCGTTAGGTCCGATTGTGTCTGCTTCTCGACCAGAATTACAGAGCGACGGAACAGCACTTATAGATGGTGATCTATGGATAGATACATCAGATATTGAAAACTACCCAAGAATCTATCGTTTTAATGCAGAATTGCTAAACACTCCGATCCCCAACAGATGGATAGAACTTGATATAACTGATCAGACTTCGGAAAACGGCGTACTTTTTTCCGATGCAAGATATAACACTAGTGGTGCTGCTTCGGACACTGCTGCTTCTATTGTTGAGTTGCAGACTAGCGATTTCCTAGATCCAGATGCACCGGATCCAGCTCTATATCCAAAAGGCATGTTGCTTTTCAATCTTAGACGTTCGGGATTTAATGTTAAGAGATTTGTAAGAGATTATATTGACACAAATCAAGATAATATAAGATTTGGTGACGAGGCTATGGAAAACTATTATCCACATCGCTGGGTAACTGAATCTGCTAATCAAGCAGACGGTGCAGGCAGTTTCGGAAGAAAGGCACAGCGCAGAGTTGTTATACAGAAACTACAGGCAATGCTGAATGCCAATGATGATATTAGAGACGCAGAGTCAAGACAGTTTAACCTAATGGCAACACCAGGCTATCCTGAGCTAATTGGGGAAATGATTACTTTAAACTTTGATAGAGGCCTAACAGCATTTGTGCTAGGCGACGCGCCAGCAAGACTGCTACCAAACGGAACTAGTCTTAATACCTGGGCAACCAACGATAATCTTGCTAACGAAGATAGTCTAGAAGGCCTTGTAAGTAGAGACGAATACATGGGAGTATTTTATCCATGGGGCTTTACTTCAGATAACTTCGGTAACAATGTAATTGTACCGCCGAGTCATATGATTATGAGAACTATGATATTGAGCGATCAGGTTTCATTCCCATGGTTTGCACCGGCTGGCATAAGAAGAGGCGGCATTACAAATGCTACCTCGGTCGGTTACGTAGACGACGAAGGCGAATTTAATTCAATTGCGCTAAACGAAGGTCAGAGAGACATTCTTTATGAAAACAATGTTAATCCAATTACCTTCCTATCAGGTGCCGGACTTGTTAACTATGGTCAAAAAACTCGTGCAAGAGGAGCAAGCGCTCTTGATAGAATTAACGTAGCACGATTAGTTATCTATCTTAGAGGACAGCTTAATCAACTTGCTAAGCCTTATATCTTTGAACAGAATGACAAAATCACTCGTGATGAGATCAAACAGGCAGCAGAAAGTCTACTGCTTGAATTAGTTGGTCAAAGAGCGCTAAACGACTTTTTGGTAGTGTGCGACGAATCTAACAATACACCTTCAAGAATAGATAGAAATGAACTCTATCTTGATATTGCCATTGAACCTGTAAAAGCAGTTGAGTTTGTTTACATTCCGCTGCGTTTGAAAAACACAGGCGAGATAGCAGCTCTGTAAACGACATACAGAGATACAAAAAAGCAGCTTCGGCTGCTTTTTTTATGGCCTCAAAAAATCTAAACAAAAATGATAAATACTTTTGACAAGGAGTTATACACATGGCTATCTCAACACTATCAAAGATAACTGTACCACTAGATAATCAGGACTCGGCTGCTAGCCAGGGTCTTCTGATGCCTAAGCTGCAGTATCGTTTTAGAGTTACACTAGAAAATTTTGGTATATCAACACCAACTACAGAACTTACAAAACAGGTTGTCGAAGCAAGTAGACCACAAGTCAGCTTCGAAGAAATGGAGATACCTGTTTATAACTCACGTGCTTATCTAGCAGGAAGACATCAATGGGAACCAATTGAACTTACACTTCGTGAGGATGTAAACAACAGAGTACAAAAACTGGTAGGCGAGCAGTTACAGAAACAGTTTGATTTCTTTGAACAGAGCTCTGCTGCTTCCGGTATTGATTATAAGTTTACTACAAGAATTGAAATACTGGACGGCGGCAACGGTGCAAACACACCGAATGTTCTAGAGACATTTGAACTATATGGTTGCTTTGTTACAAATGCAAACTATAACTCACTTGGATACGCAAACAATGAGCCAGTTACAGTTACACTATCGATACGATATGACAACGCAATCCAAACACCAGAAAATACAGGCATCGGAACAAACGTTGGCAGAACAGTGGGCAGCCTTATAACAGGCGGCGGAACTTAATACGATCAATCAAGATTGTTCAAAAAAGGAGGCTTCGGTCTCCTTTTTTTTATTATGTGCGTGTTTAATTCTCTAATATAAATACTATTATGGCAATATTTGACGGTTTCTTCGATTCTGCATTTAGCGGCGCAACTAACCCTAAAGGTAACTTAGGCGACTGGCAGCACGCTAGTAGGTTGTATGTAAATGATAATTTTAAACATGCACCAAAAAGCAAATTCCTTTACCATGTTACATTTACACTAACAACCGAAGCCCAGAGTTTTTTACCCGAACTCCCTGCATACACAAACGAAATAGGCATGCTTGTAAAGTCAGCAGATCTTCCAGCATTTTCTGCAAACGTAGAAACTAAAAATCAGTATAACAGAAAAAAAAATGTCCAAACTACTCTAGAATATGATCCTATTAATATTGCATTCCACGATGATAATTTTGGAGCAACCACTGCGTTACTAGAAGCATATTTTAAATATTATTATGCAGATAGTATAGGTGACATAAATAGGTTCGGGACTCCTGCAAACGGTGATTCTCCCTATACAAATTATATAAGTCAAACAAAAGAAGTACTCGGCAGATTCCCTCAGGACCAAGGACAACCGTCAGAAAACCGCAGCTCGGCATTTGGTCTAGATAATAATAGACCTCGAGCAGATTTCTTCTCAAAAATTGAAATTGCCCAGATGTCTAAGAGAACCTATACGAAGTATATTTTGGTAAATCCTATACTCAGTAATTGGAGTCATGATTCTGTAGATAACACTGACAGCATGGGCACAATGCAGAATTCTATTACAGTAAATTATGATACAGTATTGTATGATAGAGGCGAAGTAGAAGCAGGCGATAACGGAGAGCCCATCGGCTTCGGAAAAACCAGTCACTACGATTCTACACCAAGTCCGATAACAACACTGGGCGGCGGCGACACTGGTATATTCGGAGTAATAGGCGGCGCAGCAGATATTCTCGGAGGAGAGTTCAATCCTTTTCAGGCTGCTATTGCTGGCGTAAATATTGCAGAAAATGTAGGTAATTTAACATCTGAAGGAATTAGAGAAAGCGGCTTAAATCTTGCACAAAATGCACTAGGTAATATTTTAACAGGTGACAGCGGCGCTTCAGACGGACCGCAGATAGGAAGCGGCGGCGCCACCTTTGTATTCCCTAAAACTCAAGGAACAGGGGGAACATCCGATGTGACAGAGGCAATTACTAGTGTAAATCCAAGAGCTGGCGGGCCCGGGATAGATACTCCGGGCGCACCGGTCGGACCTCCACCGCCGGCCGCAATTGCGCAGCCTGCAGATATAACTTCTCCGAATTTCGAAGGCGAATCGTTACCTCCGTTAGAATAATTTTATAAAATAATAAGAGTAATTATATGTCAAGTTTACCTCAACAAAAACCAGAAAATTACAGTGATAGAGATGTTAGAGAATTTTTCGATAGATACTTTACAAAGACTCTTACATTTCCAGCAAATCAAATCGATGCAGTGGTTGGGTTTTTTGAAAATAGAGGATTTGATAACACAGCGGCTATATCTACTGCTATAGTGTTGCTAGAACAGGCAAAACTGGATGATATAAATGCATTCAAACTTCTAGACACTCTAAAAGGTCTATCCGAAGTAGAATTAAGCAGAGTAGTTGCACAAGTGCTTAACTACAATAGACCTAGGTCGTCTAGTCTCGGCTTTCAGAGAACCAGTCAACGCGCTACCTCTGAACAGAGAAATATAGCTCCGTGATATGCCTAGATTCGCACAAGGTAAATTTACCCTAAAAAATCCTGACAAATATGTAGGTACAAAGTCTCCAACATATAGATCAGGCTGGGAATTTGCATTTATGAAATTCTGTGATGAGCATCCTGCTGTGTCACAGTGGGCATCAGAAGCAATCAAAATTCCCTACCAAAACCCTCTCACAGGCAAATATACTGTGTATGTGCCTGACTTCTTTATTGCCTATGCTAATAAAAATGGCAAGCAGAGAGTAGAACTAATAGAAGTAAAGCCAGCAAACCAAGCGTTTAGAGAGAATCTTGGCAAATCACGACACAATCAAGCGCACTATATTGTTAATCAAGCAAAATGGACTGCTGCTAGAGCATACTGCAAGCAGAAAGGTATCACCTTCAGAATTGTTACAGAAAATGATATCTTTCATCAAGGTAAAAAACGATAAATATAAACTGAGCACATAATGGTGTAAACTATGACAAAAAAATTAGAAGAA